ATGCTAACTGTAAAGCAGATATCATCATTTAAAGCAAAAGATAAACCGTATAGGGTTTCTGACGGTAACGGCTTGTATCTATTTATACCAGTAACAGGCGTCAAAGCTTGGCAGATGAGATATCAGTTTATGGGTAAAGAAAAGATATATTCTCTTGGCAAGTTGTCAGAGCTATCTCTGCAGGAAGCAAGAGAAAAAGTATTTGAATTAAAAAAAGAGCTGGCAAAGGGAATTGATATCAATCAAGCCAAAAAAGATGAAAGCAATAAAGATCTGTTTGTTGATGTTTTTAATGAATGGTTTGATTATAAAAAAGACACATGGTCAGAAAAATACAGGAAAGAACTTCAATCTATGTTTTCGTCCGACATCTTACCAATTTTAGGTAATTACAAGATGGATGATATCGCACCGACGTTGCTTCTAAAGGTAATAAGGAAGTTTGAAGAAAGAGGGGCAATGGAAAGGGCTAGTAAAGCCAGGCGTAGATGTGGAGAAGTATTTAGATATGCAATTATTACAGGTAGGGCGAAATACAATCCAGCCCCTGATTTAGCTGATGCAGAAAAAGGATATAGAAAGAAACATTTCCCGTTCTTAACTAAAGAACAGATCCCCGATTTTAATAAATCACTTCAATCTTTTACTGGTAGCATTATCAGTAAACTAGCTACTGAATTCTTACAATATACAGCAGTAAGAACAAAGGAAATGAGAAACCTATTATGGTCTGATATAGATTTTGATGGAAAAACTATAAATATTAGACCAGAGGTAATGAAAAGTAGAAAGCCTCACATTGTTCCGATGTCAAACCAGGTTGAGTCTCTTTTACTAAAAATGAAATCAATGACAGGTGATATATCAGATTTTGTTTTTGCTGGAAGAAGTGATAAAAGAAAACCGATCAGCGAGAACTCTGTGTTAATGGTTATCAAGCAAATCGGCTATGATGGGCTGGCGAGTGGACACGGTTTTCGCCATCAATTCAGTACAATATTGAATGAGCATGGGTTCAACCGTGATTTAATAGAAAGGCAGTTAGCGCATGTTGATAAAAGCACCATTCGAGGCGTTTATAACCATGCTGAATATCTGGATAAGAGAAGGGAGATGATGCAGTGGTTCGCTGATTACATCGATGAGATATCACGATGACATCAACTTTCTTTTAAGCTCTAATACATCTGAATATAACCATCTTGCCCTACCGTGTATCTTTGTTGATTCCGGTAGTTTCCCTTCCTTTATGCGATCATAAATAAATGTTTTCTTAAATCCAGTGTCTGACATAATAAATTTTAAATCGACTAGCGAGTCTGGTTGTAGTCTATCCATTCTTCTCTTCCTTTTGCAGATTTCTGATGTATTGGCACATAACATCTTTGGTGTTGTACTTTGTGTGATTTAGAGGCTTAAACTTCGGTGTGTATTTATCGAGGATCTGAGTGGTTAGTTTGTCGTTGGGTATTCCATGGCTTCTGAGTTCGATTAAGCATTCCTTTGCTATTTGCCTTCGTGCGTTTTCCATTGCCTGTGCATTCATAGTCTTTGCCTTTTATTACGCAATGTGACCATATATGATTTACGACAGTTTTCTATTTCCACAGGGTAGATATTCTTTCCTATCTTTATTTTGTGGCTAACGATTATTCCTGTTCGGTTATATTTCTTTTTATGGGCTTCCAGTGCCTCATTAATAGCAATCCTTTCTATGGGCGTGACTTCACCGCGAATTATTAATCTCATAATTCACCTATGCTATTTTCCATTCATTTAATATTTTATTACCGATATTAATTAATTCGTCTCTATCAACAGTATTAATTATCTTTCGTGGCTTAATATATGGTCGCCATATTAAAATCATTGAGCCTTTGTTATTACCATTGACTGGTTTGTTTGTTCCTGCATTAATAAAAGATATTCTTCCTCCTGTAATTAGCCTCACTTCATCAACTGTTTCTAATGCAGAATTAAACCAACCGACAGAAGTATCAGCAGGAATTAACATCACGACAGGCTGTAATTGCTTTTTACATTGCTCAGCGGCTTTATTAATCCAAGGCTTAATTTCACTGTAAGGAGGATTTAAGAATATCGCTCCGTAACTTTCCCAATCGCAATTTAACGAGTCGTCTTTTTCGGTGAGGTAATGAGAACAGAGAGAGTTATTTTTATCGGCGGCGGCATCTAAATAGAAACCAAATTCAGCGTCCAATGCTGTAAATAAAGGTAGGGGAGTTTGCCATCTATCACGCAATTCCTTTGGTGTATGGCTACCTCCATAATCAGCCTTCATTCTCCGCATCCTTCATTAATAAATAAGCAATGCAAATGGCTCTTGTAAGGCTCTCATCTTTGACTGGGGGAATATGTACAGTTCTTACAACCCACGATTCACAGTCGTTATAAAAATCAGGATGAATTGATAATTTTACATCGATAATTAGAGGGAATGCGTCAGACTGGTTATTGCATGGGTCGAAAGGCGTTGCATCCATATCATCAAACAAAACTATTTCAGTACGTTCGTATGCAATTGTGTTTAATTTAAGATACTCAGCAACCTTTTTATTAATCTCAAAGTCAGATAGTTCGGTGTATTTATTCATTTTCATCTTCCATATTATCAATCGCATCCATTACATTGGAGCCTCTAATTATTTCCAATGCTTCACAAGCCATATCAAAGACCGGTCTTTCTTGTGGGTGAGGTGATTCCCAGTATTTAAAACCCTCTCTATGTGAATACCCCATCATTGAATAAAACTTACCAGCCAATATTATTGCTACATCAACTAATTCTTTATCTGTCATTACTTTCACGAATCACCTCACCACAAACAACTTCAACATTCCTAACTGACATTAAATATTCAGCACGTTTATTGCATTCCGATTGCGTGTATATATCTTCCGTAACAGGCACAGCAGAACCCTGTATTAGCATGAGTAATACATATCCGATTATTTGCATTAATTGTTACTCTGAGTTTTAGGTATAAAAAACCCTGCGTTAGCAGGGTGGTTTATTACTAGATTAATATTATTTTTAATGCGTCATTCAGATTGGTAAATAAGATGTTCTGAATATTTAAATCATGCTCAAGCTTTGCACCATGAAATAAATTATTTCTTATTCTGTAAAGAACTATAAGTATAATTTTAATTTTTGATACTAAACTAGTATCACCTTCATCAATTTCTGCTACTATTTTTGAGTAAAGCTCAATAGCTTTTTTTCGCCCACTCATTAAAACTTGATGTTTTTCATCATTACTATATCTATTTCTAAGGAAGTTATATATTTTATCAATACTTTCTGATTCTTTATCCTTTTTGGCGACATAATTAGCTATGTAATCTATTCTATCTAAGGTGAAATCTCCGCCTGCTAATTTCATCTCCATCACACTAAATAGAAAGTAAAATTCAGTAATGAATTTCAACATCTCAATATCTACATCTTGACCAAGATTACTGTTGATTAATTCTTTTATTGAATGGAAAAATGCATCATCATTTTGGTTTAAATTAGTCATTTTTTGTACGCCGGTTATTAATTGTTAATACATTATAACAATTAAATCTATTCGTCTCATTATATTCATTCCTCTTATTGCATCCCTGCGAGTCAGTCACTATATTTTGACTTCACACTTAAGGTTTCTATTTCCTCTTCGTGAGCAAGAGCTTGTAATGCTAACTCTTCGAAATGGGGGTATTCTGAATAATCACTATCAGCATACAGAGTCCAATTACATTTAGTACATTCAACGCCACAACGACCATCTGATTGCTGTGCATTTTTAATTTCACGCTTGACCAACTTCCCGTGTTTATTGATTTGAAATGTTAGTGTTGTATCTAAATCAGCCCATGCATTTACAGCTGATCCACATTCTGGGCAATTATATTTACTTGTCATATCTATCTCCTGTTTGCATCCTTGCAAATATTCCCTTAGTTAGTTGATGTTTTTCTTTATTAGATAAGAAAGAAAGCGTAATGCGCGCTGATAGAATTCAGGCCTATCATCCCAAATGTTATAGCCAGCATATCCAGTGTCGGATTCATACGGCTCAGACGGGTATTTCTTGAATATTCGCGCCTTGGCTTCGGCTTTTATTGCGGCTTCCTTGCTGAAATATCGCCTATTCCTAGTTGGCGAGTAATAGACTTTTACCACCTCAGTAGTTACAGGCATGGCTATATCCTTTGGTTAATTAAATAATTCCTTTGCGATACTCTTTTTCTAACAAAGTTTCTTTACTACAAACTTCGATACTTCCCTTAAGTAATTCTCGGTTAGCTTTCCCGACAGGGTTGTCTGGACTTATATCTAATCCATTTAGTGGTCTAGACATAGAGTCATGGCGACTGATAATTTCCTGCCTTTTCCTGTCAACTCGGTCGCACACTTCATCAAAATGCTCTTCGCAGGAATGAAAGCCTCGGTACTCATACCCGTTATAGTCATCAAGTTCTTTCTTGCATAAGCAGCATTTATTCATGTTTATATCCTTTGGTTAAATCACATAAATAGCGTGGCGTGGGTAGGGGAGTACGATAGGGGCGAAGGGGATGTCATCATCGAAATCCATCGTAGGTTCACTTTGTGGTGCTTGATTGCTCGATACTTGTTTTGGTGCTTGCGGTTGCTGAGGTTGGCCCCATCCTTGGTTTTGTGGCTTCTGGCTTCCTGCCTGATTACCACCGTTACCGCCTAGCATTTGCATCGTACCGCCGATATTAACCACCACTTCCGTTGTGTATCTGTCTTGACCGCTTTGGTCTGTCCATTTTCTGGTTTGCAGAGAACCTTCTATGTATACCTGACTTCCTTTTCTCAGATATTCACCTGCAGTTTCGGCTAATTTGCCGAAAATTACCACGCGATGCCACTCGGTTTTCTCCTTCATCTCACCAGTCTGCTTATCGCGCCACGATTCCGATGTGGCTAGTGTGAGATTTGCTACTGCGCCACCTGATGGCATATAGCGGATTTCCGGATCCTGACCCAAGTGACCAATGAGAATACATTTATTCACGCCTTTACTTGCCATATACACTCCATTGATTGCCAAATTGAATGCCTAACTTGTTTAATCCCTGATCCATTACTTCGATGAACTCAGGCACTAACTCGTCGAATTCTTTCATCATTTTTTCGTCACGCTCAACAGGGAAATATGCGATTTCTTTCCCTGCCGGCATGCGTGGGTCAAAATTTGCAAAGTGCCAGATATCCTTACCTGTAACCCACATGGAATATTGAACTTGAGCCACATATTCCTTTTTCATTGCATCGATTCCATTCAATGCCAAGTCTATAAATACGTCCGTGTTATTAGGGCATTTAAGCTCTAATCCAGAGCCATCACTGCAAATGCCGTCTGGTGAGCAAGCCATCCGTAGTTGCTCATCTTTAAATATTATTGGCACTTCCTTTGCCGTTAATCCGGTGTAAAACTCGAATGTCATCCTTGCTTCTAATTCGTAGTTTTTACCCCATTCCAGCGTCCTTGCTGATACTTCCTTGTAAACTCCTGTACAGACTTCACCAATAAGGGTGTTTAAATATGTTTTCTTTGTGTCTGTCCATTTTTTCCCTGACTTTGGCTTAGAGATAACCTTCCATGCCTCAGAGGCGGTTACTACACCGAGCCTGATAGACATCCATTCTTCGCTTCCTTGCTCTACTTTGGTTAAATCGATGCCTGTTTTGCTTAGAATGATGTCATTACTAATCATTTTCCTTCTGCCTTTTTCCTTAGCATGTCGATAATGGTATTGGCTTCAAATGTGGTTAATTGCTCTGGATGGGATATTTGATGGTTGAATTTTTTACTAATGAATGTGAAGAATGCGTCACTCCATTCGCCATTAACTTTAAGCATCAAGTCCGTGATAGCTTTTAGTTGATCCTCGCTTGCTGGCGTTATGTCCTTTGCTTTATTTGCTGGCACATCAAAATCATTGCCTTCGCCTGCTTCGGTGTTCACATAATCAATGGCTTGATCTAACCTTTCACGACGAGGCCAGTATTTGCTCGCTCTTTTCACAATTGTTTTACGAGCCATCTCATCCCACCATGTTTTCCATGGGCCATTTCTTGACTTGCTCGTAGCCTCAACAGCCTTTATCTCATCCAATCGCATCTCTTCCGTGAGATAGTCTCCACTTGCTGTTTTTACTGTGCAATAACCACCAATAACACTACCTCTATCACTGAATGCGTTATATTTGTGGGTTGGTGGGGTGTCTAGGCCATTAGATTCATAAACGTCATTTTCATGGACTAACTTGCATTGACCCCATTCGATAGCTTGAGTGGCCTGAGCTAGGTGCATGAGGCCCATATAGCTGATATCAAGGCAAACAAAACCCTTTCTTGGCACTAAATACGCCAACTTACTTGCTGGATTTAATGTAATCCCAATAGCCGCCACGTTAATAATGGCATTCTGAGCACTAGCGGGGTTTTCCATAGCCACTCTTGCTAGCTCGTCATTTCGTTGGAATGCCTGAATTGCAAACTGGCTTTCCTTGGCCCATGTGATTGTTTGATCTGTTAGTGCGTTACAAAATAATGACTCTTGTTGTTGCACAAACTCAATAATTGACGTGCTCACAATATCTCCTTATCTATCCCAATCTGTATCGCTGTTCTAATTCCGTCTAAAACCGCATCCAGCGCTTGGGGGCTAATTTCAAATACCGGATTTAACTTCCTTGCTAAATCCATACATAACAGTTCTTCTGGCAGGCTATCCATAACCTCATCAACTGATATTTTCTCTTCCTGAGAATTAACAAACGCTTCTCGTTCCATTTGGCGTTCGTACCAGTCGTTTCTGAGTCCGTGGGTGTTGGTAATCATTCAACCTCCTTAATAAACAGCACCCAATGCGTTTTATCGTTCTTGCCGACACGCTGGACTATTGTTGGTTTTTGGTCAGTTAGCGCTAAAACTTGCTTGGTAGGTATTTGCGTTTCATTCCACTTGAAAGCCAATGTTCCGTTTGGCTTCAACACTCTAAATGCTTCACTAAATCCTTTTGATAAATCGTCTTTCCATGATTCTTTATTTAATCGTCCGTACTTTTTAAACATCCATGCGTTGTGGCCAACTCTAATTAAATGAGGCGGGTCGAATATAACTTGATAAAACGAGCCGTCAGAGAAGGGGAGGTTTTTAAAATCAGCGATAATGTCTGGTGTGATATTTAACTTCCTGCCATCACATAAAGTATGTTTCTCTGCGCGGATGTCGCTGTAAATTGCCCGGTTATCTTCCTTGTCAAACCAGAACATGCGACTACCACAGCACATATCTAGAATCTGAGTCACGCAACCCTCCTGAAATACAACTCATTGAGTATCTTTGCGACTACTTCCCCTCGTCCTGAGAGATGAATAGCCGCAGCGAGTGACTTTGCGTCATACTGATTAATGATGTAATCAACGACTTCTGATGGCTCAGGTTGGTAATACTGAGTAAGTTCCCTGAATGATTCTGTTTCAATGCGGACATCGTTAAGATTCTGAAAGGCTATTTCCGTGCCATTATTTCGGTTTCTACTTGTCATATCTGCATAGGTGTAACGTATGGTCAGTGACATACTTTCCTCCCGTAAGCCATCTTCTGTAGTTGACTCGCCAACCGCCAGACATCCTTGTTATTAGTTGAGACGGCTATCCTTGCCGCTTGACGTGCGAGTTGTAAAAAAGGCGTAGTTATACGCACCGCCATGCAATCACGCATAGCGCTGTAATAGTTAGTTTTCATTGTTACCTCGCTAGGTGAGCGATAGGGTGGTTATCTGGTGTTGGTGCGGTGGGTTACTTGTGTTCGAGTGCGTTTTGATGCTGTGCTGTCATTACAACCATTTCAGCAAACTTATCAGAGACATTTTTTCGAATTCCAGCGTTGACAGCTTCCGTGATTTGTCGATCAATATCCTTATTGATACCTTTTAATTTTTCCTGAACGACATCTTTAACTCGTTTGTCTGTTAGCCATGTAATTAATCGTGTCCCACCTCCATAACCATCGATAAAACTTCCGTTATCACTAACTTTCTTCTCCAGAAGATTATCAAAGGTTCGTTTAATAAGGTCGGTGATTGTAAGGCAATCTTGCACATCACCCCATTTGTCGGTAACAGTTACTTCTTTTTCTAGCCATTCATCAGCAAATGCTATCGCTTTCTTTTCAATCGCGCTTTTCGCTGACATTATTGATTCATCAATTGCTTTGTTGATTTGTTCAGATGCTTGTTTTTCTACTTTATCCAAACACTGCTTGGAAATTGCACTTTTTACACCCTGTATAATTTGATATTTAACTTCTTCATCAATGTTTCCATCTTCTTCTAACCAATCTAAATCTACTGTGATATTCAATTTCATAATTAATTCCTTATGTGCGTATTCCTCACTATTAATAGCGATATGAATGATTAAGTGGTGGGTTACTGCTGACCGAGGGCTTTTGCGATTGCTTTACGAGCCATTTCTAAATCTTCACGATGCAAACCTTCATTTCCATCGTCGTGATAATTTACAATCAATTGTAGGGCTTGTAATAACTCTGGTGCCGCTGAGATTAGATGGGCGTTAGCTTTCATTTCTTCTGCATTTTCATAGTGCATTGGATAAACAGACGCAACCAAATCATCAATATAGCCTTCTACAGCGCCACGGACGTTTCCATCATAATTCCATGGTGATTTACTACCTTTAAATTCCATATCACCCCCTAGCCTTTAACATTGCATCTGCCATGCGGTAGTAGAAATTAGCTCTATTTACTAGTGACTCTTCTGAAGCGTCATTTGCAAAGTGACCTAGACTCACACTCTGAGAAGCTAAATCACCCTACATAGCCTTTGCTGCAAACATATCCCGCAGTGATGCGATATCAGGCTTCCTATTCTTTTCGTAAATTAGCGGTGACTTTTTATCTGGCATATTTCCGTAGGTATAAAGTTTATCTGTCATACTCCCTCCGTTATTCCCTAGCTCTCGTCAACACAAGGAACTAATTTCCAATTGATGTCATTTTTTGAGTTGTTCCACACGCCTTTTTTCTTATACTTATCTGCACATGATTTGCAGATGTTGTAAGGCCTACCAACCATATTCAGAGATATTCGTTGCATGTTGTTATCTTCGAACATATATCCGCAGTATTGGCATTTATGCATACTCCCTCCGTTATTAACTAAACACGCCTTGCCGCTTGCCTAGCAAATTTCTTTGTGTGACCAAGTGCCATCAAGCGTTTTACTTCAACGTCTCGCATGTGTTTTTTCTCAGCTTTACTGCTATAGGTCGAGTAGAATCTCATTCGGTCATGCTTATTTTCCATCTCTATCTCCTATCTATTAATCACCAAGCCATTCAAGGTATTGCATCTCTTGAATAACTCGCTCGTCTGTTGGCTCTCTATTCTCTTTATTGCATTCCTTGCAATTGGTTGCCGCTACTGGTTGCCCCATGCATCCACATTCACGACCAGAGCAACAGGTAATAAACTCAATGCCGTCTTGGCAATATTTGTTGCTACATTTCATTGCAGCTCCTATCTATTAATCAACTCACCAAGATGGCATTGATTTTCTAGCCTTTCTTATCTGGCGCTTAGTGGGTTTAACTGGGTAGCTGAAACATTCGCCATAATCGAAGTTTGAAAATACAACTGTCCATCTGTTTTTAGTGCCAGCCATGCAACTTTTTTGATAATCAATATCTACATCGTATTTCATTACTTACTCCTATTAATCAACTCACCACAGCCCACCTTGATGGACTGTAATTAGTTAACTTACTGGTAGTTAAGGTGAAACTTATATTGTTGTAATTCCATTCTATTAATATGATTAATCTGACTCTGTAATTCTTTAATGGCATCTTTCTTGGCTCTATTGAATGTTTCAATATCGATATTCTTTGTTTCTTCGTTAGGGCGTGGCACCCAATGCGCTTGAATTAATTTAAATGTATTGTACATATTTAATCTCCTATCTCGCAGTAACCCCGAACTCACCGCTCGGCTGTTTTGTTTTAACTCCTGAAAATACTGCTACATTAGGTAAGCAACAGTTATCTCCACTTGGATAATGCTTTGTTGGTTTGAGAGAGAGAACAGGGCGTTCTTTCTTCTCAACGCCAAATATTGAATCCCAAATTTCTTCCACTGAGCGACTTCTCATAGCTATCTTTCGAGCCAAAAACTCACCTTGCTTTCTGCGTCTGCGAATTTTTGAGTTCTCTTTAAAAATTATTGTTGCCATATTTGCCTCCTAAGTGATCTTTGGTGGTGATGCCGGATGCCTCCGGTAGCTGTCTTTCGCCCACAAGGCGACTGCTTGTCTTTTCGACCATCACCCCAAAAACCACTCAGTGGTTGCTCTGAAAATTTATTCTGAGCGTTCCTAATTGTAAAAGAGCGAACATCCTGTTTATCTATGGCTCCTTGCCTTCGATGTGATAAATATTACATGCGGTATTTATTTAAGTCAATACCATCGGTAATATAAAATTATATTTTCGGTAATATTATTGAATTTAAAAGTAATTTATTTTCAAAAAAATCTCAGATTGGAATGCAGATCACTTCTTTGGAGCGGAGGAGGGTACAAAAAAGCCCTCGCGGGGAGGGCTTTTTATAAATCTATGGGTCTACCAGTTATTACGCAACTTTTTTACTACGTTTAGTAGCTGCACGTTCTTTGATTTCGCTCATAATTTTTTCAAGCTTTAATGCACTGGCATATAATTTGTTTAATTGTGTCATAGTATGTTCCTCATCATTCCATCACATCTTGATTGATGCAGTGGCTTACCTCATTTAAGTTATTCAGGATTGTTCCACATTGGGGTTATCAATGTATTTTTTCTGATATCATCATGCGCTTTATTGCAAGCATCGATATTGAATTTCTCAACACCAATCAGCAAGGATTCAGCGTATAACAAACCTTGTTTTACATTTTGTAGGAGCATTCTAGCTGAAATTGCATTTTCATCATCGGAAGATAAAAGATGTTTTTCGTATGCATTCGCATATCCATTCATTTGAGAAACTAATTTTTTCAGTTGCTCAATTGATGGATCTGTTAACTCATGCATTCCATCAATACCAAATTCTACAAATAATTCAGTTAAATCGTTTAGTGTATTTCTAACAATATTAACTATTTTTTCAAATCGAGCCTGTTCAATTTCAGTCATATTAAATTCTTGCATTTGTAAATTTACATTTAAACCACAAGCAAAGGTGAAATAGAACTAAGCTTAAAAATTGTTCATACACTATATATAATGGTTCTAGCTCACTTTTACAAGTGATTCACTGGAAAAACTGTGAATAACTTTTCTTAGTGGTGCGATAATTTACACTATGTGAATATAAAAATTAAGATGTATTTCCCTTATTTATGATCGATTTATCAAAACCTGTTGATAAGGCGAAGAAAATATTTTTACCTTAATGTCCACACCCTAAAACGTGTCGTCAGGCCATTAAAACAGTGCTCGGCCTGTTTTTTCGCAAGCGTCTATATATTTAATTGGTTTAACGATGGCTGACACATAGTGCATGGTGTCAACTTGATCTGGTGATAAAGTTATAGGCTTGTGTGAGTTGTTTATACTGGAAAACTGATAGTCTCCATCACGAGTTTTGCTGAAAATTTTAATCATGTTGTGACCTTCTACCGTACGCACAAAAACCTCATCGCCAGATCTGACTGTTGTATTTGGCTCAACCACAACAAATTCACCTGACTGAATGCGTGGCCACATACTGTCACCTTTAACCTTCAACCCGTAGGCGTCTTTATCGTCGCTGTATATCTTCAGCCAGCCATTGTGAGCCTCGATCATATCAACGGCACCATCAACACCTAAGAATGCCTCACCGCGCACCTGAACCATTCCTGAAGGCACTGTGCCTACATATTCGATTTCATCATCTACCGATTGAGCCAGAGACATTATTTGTTTAGATATTGACGGACTTATATCACTAACAGCAACCTTCAATATCTTTGCAAATGTAGCAACTGCATTCGGGTTTAATGGATTAATTCCATTTAAATAATGACTGACAGCACTTTGGTTGACACCTAGCTTTTCAGCTATGTCTTCTTGATTTATCCCTAGCGTCTTGCGCTTAGAGGAATAGATTGATTTAAGCCTTCTGGCATCTGCCAGTTGCTCTTCTGATAGCGGTTTCTTTTTGTTCATCCCTGCATTTTATTACTATAAGTTATATTTTAAAAATACCGTTGGTATTGACTTTTTTATTACCGAATATAATAATTAAGCTGATTCATTTTAAAGGAGAAGAAGATGAACAAACTAGCTTTACGTGAATATGTCAAGGAGCATGGTCAAGATAAGACGGCTAAAGCAATAGGTGTTACTCAAGGCGCTATCAGTAAAGCGCTAAGAGAAGGGAGAAATATTCTCTTATCACAAACGGAAAATGGCATTAAAGCAATAGAAATAAAGCCATTTCCAAGCACTAAAAAATAATCACCATCACGCTCTTTAACATCGCTAGACCGCTCAGAGTAAATTCTCAGAGCAAACAATCCGCTCATATGGAATGAGCCACGGATCATTACTGCTGTTCCCAATATGGGAAGTAATCTAAGAAGGAATTTAACAAATGGAATACGGAAACGCATGCAAAACAGTTCGTGACAAACGAGCTATTGAATTTAGAACACGCCACTTAGTAAGTAGCGCACTTCAAATATTACGTGATGGTGATCAGCGAGAAATTGCACAAGCCACATCACGCTCAGACTCGACTATCTCAAGAAGAATCCAATCTATTGATGGTGTATGCGAAATGCTTGCCACACGTCGTGTAATTGGTTTCGTGAGGGAAGGCGAGAAGGTTATCAGGGAATCAGATTATAGATTGTATCTGGAAAATATGGCTGAGCTATCGAGGTTAAAACTTCAAGTTCATGCATATGAAAAAGCCTCAATTGCGGGAACAACTGAGGCCTTTAGAGAAGAACAATTAGGTCTGTTCAACTAACAAATACACTGTATCAATAACCAGTATTAAAGGGAAGCTGATTTTGAGCTTTCCTTTTGCTGATACAGCTTAGGAATAAGGGAATTATACCATGAAGAAGAAAGTTAATCATTGGTTTAATCGTCACGAAGTGCATAAAAAAATCATGCGAGATAAGACGTTACGAGAAGTGACACCGTTAGGAGGTAAACGTCTAAAGGAAGCATTCGAAGATGCAAAATTGAGAAATGAGCATCGTGAGAAATTACTAGGAGGATCGCATGAGTAATGTTGCATATGCAGATTTTGGTAATCAACGACGGCAAGAGAGGTCAACAGTGGCAAATCTTGAAGATGGTTACACAAGAATAGCCAACGACCTATTTGAAGCTGTTATGTGTGCAGATTTAACAGCAAGACAGCTAAAAGTCGTTATGGCGATCATCAGAAAGACATACGGCTTCGGCAAAAAGTTAGACCGTATTACAAACACTCAAATAGCTGAAATGACAGGCATTCATCATACACATGTTTGTAAAGCGAAGAATGAAATGATTGCTATGAATATTATCATTTCATCAGGTAATAAAATTGGAATTAACAAAGATTTTACTGAGTGGAATTTCAATATTAGCCAAGTTAGCGAAACATTAGCTAAGTCAGCTAATAAAACATTAGCTAAAACGGCTAATTCACATAAGCCAAGTCAGCTAAACACAAAAGAAACTATTACAAAAGAAAAGAAAGAAAGTAATACACCCCTTACCCCTCACGAGGTGAAAGGGGGAGAATCGGTAAAACCTACCAAGAGAAAATCAACTCCAATTAACTACGATGAATATCTCAATGCCTACAACGAGGAGGTTGGCGACAGATTACCTCACGCTGTAGAAGCTAACGAGAAACGTAAAACACGGATCAGGAAGATAATCAAAAACCTTGCAACGGCAAACGTTGATGGTTGGCGAGCCTACGTTAGAGCTTTTGTTCGAATGGCTAAGCCATTTTATTTTGGTGAAAACGACACAGGCTGGACGGCTGACATTGATTATCTGCTAAGAGAAACAACGTTGACGGGTGTTCGAGAAGGTAAATTTGCTGACAGGGGGTTTTAAGTGATCAATACGGAATTTGAAGCAAGTGTTATTGGCGGTTTGTTAATTTCAGGGTTAACACCTGATGCCTCGGATGTTTTGGCCACTTTAGAGCCTGAATCATTTTCAGTTAGGTTCTATCGAGAAGCCTATCAAGTTATTCAAAAACAAGCCAAGTCTCGCGGTGTCATCGATATGATGATGGTTGCTGAAGGAATGGGAAGTGAACACCTAGCAAACATCATTCAAACAGCCAAGGATTGCCCTAGCGCAGCCAACCTAAAAGGCTATGCCAAGATGGTGACCGATAATCATAACCGTAGAGCTATGATCCAGTTAATGGATTCTGTGCGTGGTGTGATTGAAAACGGAACCATTGAGCAAGCCAGTGAGGCAATGGAAAGTTTTCTTGCTCAGGCATCTGATATGCATTCCTCGAAAGGTGATATTGCTCCCGTTCATGTTTCATCGCTAATCGAAGATTACACGGAAGTTTTACAAGAACGTGTTAACAAAGGCGAGGAGTCGGACACACTAAAAACGGGGATCCGCGAATTAGATGAAATTATGGGAGGCATCAACCCTGTTGATTTGGTCATTATCGCCGCTCGACCAGGAATGGGTAAAACAGAAATCGCACTGAAAATTACAGAAGGTGTTGCCTCTCAAAATGTTATCGGATCTGACACCAAGAAAGGCGTTTTAATTTTCTCGATGGAAATGGACTCTCAGCAAATCGTAGAGCGTCAGATTGCAGGATCCGCAAATCTATCTGTTAGCGCATTGAGAAACCCATCTCGTATGAGTGACGAAGATTGGGGAAGGGTATCTATGGGTGCAGGTAATTTACTTGGCTTGAATGTCTGGGTCGTCGATGCCAGTAAGTTAACCGTTGAACAAATCACTGCAATTTCAACAAGACACAAGAAACGTCACCCTGAATTATCGTTAATCATGGTTGATTACTTAGGGTTGATCGAGAAACCTCGTGCAGAGCGTAACGATTTGGCTATTGCTCATATTTCAGCAACGTTGAAAGGGTTAGCTAAAAACATCAGAACGCCTGTTATTTCACTAAGTCAGCTATCTCGTGATGTTGAAAAGAGACCGAACAAACGACCTACCAATGCGGATTTAAGAGACTCAGGAAGTGTAGAACAAGATGCAGATAGCATCATCATGCTTTATCGCGATGCAGTCTATAACGAGAACTCCCCTGCAGCAGCTTACGCAGAAATAATTGTGACAAAAAACCGGTTTGGGAAATTGGGTACCGTCTATCAATTATTCAAAAATGGTCACTTTCTTGACACCGATCAGGCGCAAGCATCTAGCATCTGTCAACAAAGTAGCAGACCACAACAACGGCGATTCCAAGGTGCCAACGTTTAACACGCAAGAGGATTTTTAGATGAGTGCAGATAACAATGTTATTCAATTTAAAGCACCTAGTGATGCCACTCCCTCAATTGATATAGAGGTTAAGGGAAGAAAGAACAGGCAGCAAACGCAATGTAAGCATAATTCACTGGTTGTTGATGAAGAAAACAGAGTGGTCGAATGCAATGATTGTGGCTGTGTTGTTGATGCTTTCGATGTCTTGCTGGCTAGGGCGAACAATGGCGAGTCAGTAGTTCGACAGATAAGTCAGTTATTAGAACAGCGTGATGAGCTGCGTAAATCAGTTGATGGACTTTTGAGGGAAGAAAAGAACACTAAAGCCAGACTTCGCAGCGCTAGAACTGACCTTTTATTTATTGAAAATAAGAAATTGCAGCATGAGGGTAAGGTTGGATGAAACAAGTAATTAAGAGGGGTTTTTAGTGATGAAATGGCATCAGGAAATGCTTGTCAGGGTATTTAGTAGCAACATTCTTACATTTCTATTTCAACTCATCGCTTGGGGTTCGTTATCGCTTTTAATCGCGATAGATAAATTAGGCGAGTTTAATCTTCATGTTTATCTAAGGGCATTACCAATAGTGATTATTCAGGCGTTAGTGATGACATGTCTAACCAGGTGGGCGTTTAAGTTTTGCACTAAGAATATCAATATTAATTAGAGGGTTGAGTGATGAAAGGAACAGAATTTAAAAAGTTGATGTGGCTCTACGCTGATGAAGCAATGATACGCAAGCGTAGATATGTGAGAGGCGGGAAAAAGACAGCAGATCGCAATCGAAAAATGCACAAGCCATATCGTTGTGAAAAAGTTATGAATCGACTTTTAAGAATTGATTCTGATGCGTTTGTTAAAAGACTAAACCAAAAGGAGGCATCTAATGCAGGGAACTAATTGGGTTAATAGAAATGAGCGAACACCTGATGAAGATGGAAAATATTTTACATTCGGCTCTCATGGTCGGACTACTGCATGGTGGAAAGGCAATATCCAAAAGTTTCAAAATGCTGAATCTGGCGAAAATGAAGGAATGCAAGATATGGATGGTGAAGTTTACATGGTCACGCATTGGATGAATTTACCAGAAAAGCCAGAGCCACCAATGCCAGAGGGTGAATGATGGACGATCGCAGATTAAAACTAGAAGCCGTAGCAATTTGGCAAGAGCTAATTTTACAAGCTAAGCGAAAATACCAATGGTGGGAGTTGTAGCAGCATGGAACAGGAGAGCTAACAGTGAGTAATGGAATAATACATATCAGCCGTTATCGGATGTATCGGCTCAGATTAAATGACGGGCGATATATTTATATGTCATGGCACCCATATTGCGGTCCTACTATTTTCAAAGATAAATATGAAACCCGATGGATTGAGAATTGGTACGAAGACGAGCAAATAGTTGACGCTGTCAATTGGTTCGTAAACCGAGGGAAGAAAGCATAGGAGGCTAACTTGGAAGCAGATTTTCTCTTCCACGAATCAACCAAAAATACCGCATGGCAACACCTCAAAGAAGTTCTAGCAACAAACCAACCACACCGAATCATTATCAAGCCTTGGAAAAACAAGCGTTCATTATCTCAGAATTCCACTTTTCATTTGTGGTGCTCAGAGATAAGCAAATATCTATGTAAGAACAAAGCCAATTACACACCAGAAACCGTTAAGGAGATGCTTAAGCATACATTCCTAGGTTACGAGGTGGTCGATATGGTTGACGTTACTACACAGCTTACAGAGCGCGTAAGGACACTTCGGAAAACATCAAAACTTGATACAGGTGAAATGTTCCACTTCATGGAGCAGGTTGAGCGCTGGGCGGTAGGTATAGGTTGTTTCGTGACGATACCTGATAACAGTGAGTATATGAAATTGAAAAGGAAGCAAGACGAATGACAGACAACGTAAATAACCCACCACACTATGCATCAGGTGACATTGAGTGCATTGATGCCATAAAAGCCAGCATGACCAAGGAGGCGTTTCTAGGCTACCTCAAAGGCAATATTCAAAAGTACGTCTGGCGATACGAAAAGAAAATTAATCCAGTCGAAGATTTGAAAAAGGCTCGTTGGTATATGACTCGGTTGGTGAGTGAATTGGAGACTGATAAATGACGCCAGAAGAAAAGTTAAAGCAATATGACGAGAAGTTAGAAGAGGCTCAGAAATTGGTTCGATTTATCGAAGAAAGTCGCCGTGAGCACATCAACCGTTACAGCTTAAACAGGAAGTGATCATGACTGAAGAACAATACAGGACTTATGCGCGAGTAATAGTGGTTGGTCGTGAATTCATCTCATTTAATCACAACACTATTTCATCTGTTACAGGATTAACACCAGCAAGGGTCGGAACTATTCTAAGAAAGCTACTTGCATTTAAGTGTGTAGAGCATGTTGAAACAAAGAGCCGTAAACGCACTCGCCCAATCAATAACTACGCCGTTACAGACGATGCAATTACTAGACTGAGAAGCCAGTTTGAAAAAGAACGAATGGCTAACCTCCCTCTCTTCCCAAAAGCTAAAAAGGTTGAAGCAAAGAAACCTAGAAAAGTGCTGGATGATTTTATGTGTGGATTGTCATTTGTCGATAAGGCAAACACCACAGGCATGGGTAATCCAATGTTGATGAAAATAGACTCGTTACTCAAAGGAGTTCGCAATGAACTGCATGTCATGCAATAGACAGCTAACAGATGAAGAAATTTACGTGTGTAGCAAGTGTGCTGATGAATACGCTCATTTGGAAGTGATGGATAAAATCAAAGGAGAGGGAGATGGCGAACTTACGCAAAGAAGCTCGAGGTCGTGAATGCCAAATAAGAATACCGGGTGTCTGTAATGGCAATTCTGAAACTGTCGTCTTGGCTCATTATCGAATGTCTGGTATTTGCGGTACCGGAATAAAACCTAATGATATTTTTGGTGCTTGGGCGTGTAGCGCCTGTCACGATGAGTCAGATAGGCGCACTCACTACGTCGATGCTAAATACGCAAAGCAATGTCATTTAGAAGGTGTTATTCGCACTCAGGATATTCTCATCAAGGAGGGTAAGATTAAGGTATGAACGAGTATCACTTAAAACTGCCGTGGCCACCGAGCAATAATACCTACTGGAGGCACTGTAGAGGCAGGCACTACATATCACCTAAAGGCACAAATTACCGAAAGCAAGTAACAGATTACATCAAGCAACACAACCTAGACGTAAAAACCACTTCCCGCATCAAAATAGTCATTACAGCAAATCCCCCAGATAAACGACAAAGAGACCTCGATAACTTGCCAAAGGCAGTTTTCGATTCGTTAACTCATGCTGAATTTTGGGGCGATGATAGCCAAATTGATGATATGCGGATCCGTCGAGGTGAAAAGGTTACTCATGGCTCATTAGATATCACGATATGGGAGATAGATGATGTTCACTGACTTAATCGCAGCTATTGAAGAAGCAAGATATTTAAAATCCAGATCAGGCGGTCGAGTTAACTTCTGTGTAATGCAGGTTATGGACTATATGGAAGTGGTTAGCGGATTAATGGATGGCGTTAGGGTTTTATATACAACGGATAATGATGATTATCACACAGTATTACCGGAGGTGAGATGAGCTATATCGGAGAAAAGGAATTAACAGATGAGCAATTTCGCTGGCTTGATGGATGGTTAAATCTGTGGGGGGCGTGGGTATATTCTGGTCGTATCGATATTCGTATGATCAACATGATTTATAAATTCATGCAAACAGTAGAGCCAAGTAAAAACCCATCAAGACCTATGTGCAATGACGATGAAGGAATGTTGATTTCTCAGGTCGTAGATTCAGTCATCGCCACTGACACACAAGCATATGGAATATTACTGAGTTATTACGCTCATGGTTCATCTAAGCTGTCGATTGCATCTTACTATCACCGAGTTGCAAAACCACGCAAAATGAATACAAGGTCAGGAGGGAAGTTAAAGAAACCCGCGTTAATTACATTAAGGCGAGAAGTTGACGAAAAGCTCAAGGCCGCACAGTGGTTATTGTACGAACCTCTGCGAAATGCAATGAATAATCGTAAACGTGTAGCTAAAGTTAAAAATATTGCTTAACTTTGCTATTGACATAAATGAGCAAATGAGCAACAATTATAAGGTAAGTTGCTTTACGTGACTCTTAAGTTTACTTACCTCATTCAAGACCTCGCTACGGCGGGGTTTTTTGTTATCTGCAACCTGCAAGCAGTCGTTACAAGTTCAACTCTCCGGAATTTCCGGATAGTTCACATGTTCGGTTATTCCGAGCAACTCATTCAGAAGATCGCTTAGGCGGTCTTTTTTCGTATATGCCGACCACAGAATCAATCACAACACCTCACGTTCACACAAGAGCTGTGAGTCGGCGTTCTATTAACTAATTCCTCCAAAAAGGAGGCGGTATGACACGAATGGACGAGAAAGACAAATTCAGTGCCACCGCATGGGGTGTCATATTCGCTATATCCCTATACGGCGGATTGGCTAGATACATTATTGACAATAAACGTAATGGTTATCGGTGGAGCTGGGTAGGGGCAATTATGCAAATGTTCGTATCTGGCTTTGCTGGAATGATGGGCGGTCTTATATCAATAGAGCTTAACGCCTCATTCTACTACACGTTATTTACGGCTGGCTTATGTGGTTCCGCTGGCTCTTTAGCATTGGATTTCTTCTGGGATAAGTTTACAGGGGGTAAGAAGTGAGTAGACCAGCACGCGGTGAGCGCAATAACAACCCAGGCAATATTCGGCATGGTTCAAGATGGCAAGGGCTATCAGCACAGCAAACAGATCCGAGCTTCTGCCAATTTGTATCACCTGAGTACGGTATACGGGCCATCTATAAGTTACTGCAAACATACCAAAATAAATACGAACTCAATACTGTCGAGTCGATTATCGATCGATACGCTCCGCCAAATGAAAACAACACTGTTGGCTACATCAATCGAGCAGCTAAGGATATCGGTGTTAGCGTAAATGAGCCTATTAACGTTTCATCTAAACAGGTTGCTATTGCATTAGCTACGGCGATTGTTGGTGTCGAGCTTGGGTATCAGCCGTACAGTCAGAAAGTTTTTGAAGATGCTTGGTTGTTGTTATGAGTAAGAAGTTGCTAATTGCCTGTGCTGTGATGATGACGTTGTTATTTATCATGACTCGATGGCAGGCAGGAAAAATCGATGAGCTGAAAGAATCAAACCAATCACTCACTGAACAACTCTCACAACAAGTCGACATCAACAAAGACTATCAAGCCCGTATCACTCGACTAAATCAACTCGATATTCGTCACTCACAGGAGTTAGCCAGTGCAAAGAATGAAATTGACACTCTTCGTGATGCTGTTAGCTCTGGCTCTAAGCGGGTGTACGTCAAAGCCGAGTGTCCAACAGTCACCAAGAATTCCACCGAAAGCGGAAGCAATGAAACCACCGCACGACTTAACAAAGCAGTTGAACAAGATTATCTACGTCTCAGAGAAATGATAGTCGAGAACGAACAGCAAACTTTGTATTTGCAGAATTATATTAAAACGGAGTGTTTACGATGAGGGCTAGACTACTAGCAATTCTTATTGATGTGGTGGTTGCTGCATCACTATATTTTGGGTTGACTCTGAACAATGAAGGGCTAACTAATATCGGGTATTTCACAGGTTGGCTATTTGCTGCCATGGGGATATTACTTATCTTCGTTGATAAAGAGAAATTCGCAAAAAACCACAAACACCAGTCTATAGCGTGGCGAACTTATGATGTATTAACCGATGTGGCTTATGTAACTTTTGCTGCATATTCTGGCTGGTTCGTGCTTGCTACATTCTTTGCTATTGCTTCGATAATCAAAGCTGCAATAAAGAGTGACGCTGAAAAATCTTTACTAAAGGCCAAACAGGAAAGCAATACGGGAAATTGAACAACAACGATCCTCGCAATAGCGGGGATTTTTAATGGAGAAATATCATGGCAGTAGAAGGTTCAGATAATCCAGTTAAATTCCGTGAAGAATTGGATAAAAGCATTCCAAAAGAATAAAAAAAGCCCAGCATGGGGGCTGGGCAAACTAACAAGATATCAATCAAAGTGTAGCGATAGCTACTTAGTATAGCTTAAGTAAATATATATATCAGCAATTAGATAAGTCGTTTATCCATTAAGGAGAGTGATCATATCTTGACTGCTAGGAACAGACTAGAAGTGGCTTAGCAGTGTATCGCTAAGCTGCGAACTCTACACATTTCACTCTGTGCATTCACCGCGCAATTAAAAACACTCACAGAACCTTACAGAAAGTCGAACCTGAGAAAAACCGTTAATGGTGTTTTCTGTGGGGCGGTTATTTCTGGTGAACAGGTTCGCTTTTCTATAAGGAAATACACCATGTCTTTAGTGGAAATTAAAAAGTTTGATTTGTTAACTAGCTCTTCTGCAATCGCCGATGGAGTTAAAAAGAAACACAAAACAGTAATTCAACTTGTTCGTCACTATGTCGATGACCTTAATGAATTTGGAAGGGTAGCATTTGAAATGCGATCCTTTGATACCGATGGTGGACGACAAAAACAACAAGTGGCGTTACTTAATGAACATCAGGCGACATTGTTAATTACATACATGCGTAATAATGATGTCGTTAGAGCGTTTAAGAAAAGGCTTGTTTCTGAATTCTTTAAAATGCGGTCTGCTTTGGCTGCCAAAAAACTAGATAGAAACACATCAAGATTGGAATACAAACCAATGACTGATGCTGTTAAAAGGTCGAGAGAGGAGCAAGGCAAAACTATTTCACCTCATCACTTTAGTAATGAGGCAGACTTAATTAATCGCATTGTGCTTGGTATGACATCTGCTAAGTTTCGTGTTCATAACGAAATAGGAAAGAAAGAGCCTATTCGCGATTACTTAACTCCAGAGCAAATACATTGCGTAACTGAATTGCAAAGAGCCAATACAGTGTTTATCTCAATGGGATGGAACTTTGAACAACGAAAGGATGAATTAACTAAGTTGTTTAATAAAAACCATAAGCAACCATTGCTCGATGAGATGCATAGATTGGCGGCATGAGGATATCACTATGAAAATAAAAAAAACTGGACTAACAACAGGTCAATCTTTTGCAATATTAGCCATATTTATGGTTGTAGCTCTATCAATAAGTTTCTTCTTGTCATGGTGCTTGCTACATATTTGGAACTGGTTTGCTGATTCAGCAGGATTCGACTTGGCAATAAACATCAACTGGGGAACTGTAGTTGGATTGTCGGTAATTCTATGGGTTCTTAAGTCGATATTTGGCAAGAAAGAATAGGCCCTAGTGGCCTTTTTTATTGGGTGGGATATGAAAACAGGAACACTGCATTACAAAATGACACTGCGCCGTTATATGAAACCAGCGCTAATCATCGCTGCGTTAACTAATTGGCGATGGCTTACGGACTTATGCTTTAAGGTTGAAGTTGTACATCAAGGGCAAGAAGTGGAGTTGAGTAGTGAATAAATATCACGTAATAGCAACTAAGAAAGACGGTACAACCTACGAAGGCATGATGACCACTAAAGAGCCTCGCGTAACTAACGGGTTAATCGGTATCGCATCACTCGATGGCTCATGGGTATACATATCACCTGATGAGATTAGTGATATTAAATATGTACCAGTGGTTGAACAGTAAATATTAAGGAAAGGGTATGGGACAACAATCTAAACAGGTTGGTTGCCCTAGCAAGCTGACTAATGAGCTAATCGCTAAGGCAAAGGAATACCTGTACGGCGGTTACAAAGAAAATGAAGGTCAGGTTATACCTAGTATTGCAGGTTTGGCGTGTTATTTGGGAATAGCTCGTTCAACTGTTTATGAGTACGGAAAGCAAGATAGTGATCTAGGTCGTGAGTTTTCGGACACGTTAGACGGAATTATGGCATTTCAGGAAATGAAGCTAATTAATAGCGGATTGACTGGTGACTTTAATGCAACAATCACAAAACTAATGCTGGCTAATCACGGGTACTCTGAGAAGCAAGAAGTTGATCACACCTCATCTGATAATTCGATGTCGCCAACAAAAATAGTTCTGGTTGCCGGAGGTGACAATGACGGTAGCGAGGATTGAAATACCACCTAAATTAATTCCAGTTTTTGAAGGTAATTATCGCTATCGCTGCTCACATGGTGGGCGCGGTTCCGCAAAGACGAGAACATTTGCATTAATGACGGCTATTCGTGGCTACATGGCTGCAATGAATGGTCAGTCAGGCGTAATACTTTGCGCTCGTGAGTACATGAACTCATTAGAAGAATCATCAATGGAAGAGGTTAAACAGGCGATTAGGTCTGTGCCTTGGTTAAATGACTTCTACGAACTAGGTGAGAAATACATTCGTACTAAATGCCGCTCTGTTAGCTATGTTTTCGCAGGGTTGCGACATAACTTAGATAGCATCAAATCCAAGGCGAGAATATTAATCGCTTGGGTGGATGAAGCTGAATCAGTATCAGAAATAGCATGGACAAAACTTGCCCCTACAGTTCGTGAGGCTGGCTCTGAAATATGGGTGACATGGAACCCTGAACGAGACGGTAGCGCGACAGATAAGCGATTTAGAAAGAATCCTCCTGATAATGCCGTTGTTGTTGAGATGAACTACGGTGATAATCCGTGGTTTCCATCAGTGCTTGAAGAAGAGCGATTAAGTGATCAGGAAAGACTGGACTCTGCTACTTACGCATGGATTTGGGAAGGCGCTTATCTTGAAAACTCCGATAAGCAGGTATTAGCAAATAAATACGTTGTTAAATCGTTCCCTGATGATTTATGGCAGAAAGCAGACAGACTACTATTCGGTGCAGACTTCGGCTTTGCTAAAGACCCAAATACATTACTACGTCAGTTCATTTTAAACGACTGCTTGTACATCGAGTATGAGGCATACGGAATAGGTGTTGAGCTTGACCACATGCCAGCGTTTTACGACAAGATACCTGAATCTCGCAAGTGGCCAATTAAAGCAGACTCAGCACGACCTGAAACAATCAGCTATTTAAAGCGCCAAGGTTTCAATATCTCTGCAGCTAAAAAATGGCAAGGTAGCGTAGAAGATGGCATTACACATCTACGCGGATTCAAGCAAATAATCATTCATCCTCGCTGTAAAGAAACAGCAAAAGAAGCCCGTCTTTACTCGTATAAAACAGACCGGATCACAGGTGAGGTTCTTCCCATTATTGAGGATAAGAACAACCACTGCTGGGATGCGGTTAGATATGGTCTTGATGGGTATATCACACAAAAATCAAATGCAGGCCTATTGGTTCCAAAACGATTACTGAGGCGATAATGCAAGAAAACATGAAACTAGCCGTCAATCACATGGTGAGTGACGCGATAGCTCGTGCCCGTATGGCTTTGGTTAATCCAACCATGGGGCTTGATGCGAAGCGATCATCTGCTTGGTGTGAGTACGGATTCAAACAAGATTTAACCTTTGAGGATTTATATAAGTTATTTCGCCGTGGTGGTATTGCCTTTGGTGGGGTAACAAAACTCGTAGGTAATTGCTGGAAAACATCACCTCAAGTGATTGAGGGTGACAAAGCAGATAAATACAAGAAAGAAACAACTTGGGAAGCTTCATTTAAAAAGTACGTGAATAAGCGTATTTGGAAAGCGTTCAAAGAAGCAGATCAGAAGCGTCTTGTTGGTCGTTATGCGGGTTTAATTCTTCATATCAATGATAGTGGAAAGTGGCATGAGCCTGTAACGAAGTCAAAGTTACTTAAAAATGCAACGCCAGCATGGGCGAATGCAATTAAGCCTACTGATTGGGTGACTGACATTAATTCTCCTAATTACGGTCAACCTAGCATGTGGCAGTACACGGAGACGCTACCAAATGGTGGGACTAGAAATATCAATATTCATCCGGATAGGATTTTCATTCTAGGTGATTATTCAGTTGACGCTATCGGCTTTCTTGAGCCTGCCTATAACGCCTTTGTAAGTCTTGAAAAGGTTGAGGGGGGTTCTGGTGAGTCATTCCTTAAAAACGCAGCAAGACAGCTAAATATCAACTACGACAAAGAGTCTAGGTTAGATGAAATAGCAAGAATGTACGGCGTTGATGTTTCTGGCTTGCAGGAAATATATAACGAAGTTGCCAGAGAAATTAACATCGGTAACGATTCGGTTCTTGTTACTCAGGGGGCTAACGTTTCACCTCTGGTTAGTGCTGTATCAGATCCGACACCAACCTATATGGTTAACCTACAAACAGCATCTTCAGCGCTTGATATCCCTGCAAGGATACTTGCAATGACTCAAACAGGAGAGCGCGCCAGTACAGAGGATAACCGGTATTTCAATTCACGATGCCAATCGCGCAGAGAAAGCGAGCTCGCTTTTGAGATAGAGGACTTCATCGACCACCTAATTAACATCAAGGTACTAGAGCCTATCGGTGAGAAAACGGTTGTTTGGGATGATTTAAACGAACAGTCATCGATGGATAAGCTTGATAGCGCTGAGAAGATGAGTCGAGTTAATCAAACTGCCCTCTCTACTGGTGAGCCAGTGTTTAGTGTCGAAGAAATTAGGGCGGCGGCTGGCTATGAAAATTATAGCGAAGAGCCATTAGGTGAAACTGATGAAAATACAGAAGATAAGGACGGCGATAAGACCCGGAACGAAAGCTGATCCAACATCAGTCGATAAACTAGAACGTGGCGCAATGAGAGAGTTTGCGAAACGCATTCGAAGAATATCAAAAGGCTATATTCAACTTCTTAATAGAATCCCCTCTGAGCCAGTCGTCAATAGAAAATACCAATTCGATTTAGACCCTAACTATCTATCAATACTGTTGAGAGATGGTGAGCTAATGGTTGATGAGGTGCTTTTGAATGGAGGCGAGTTTGGTAACTTTCTTTTCCTTGAGTATGTGAGCACAGCATACGAAAGAGGAACAGCGCAGCAGTATGCAAACTTAGCACAGCAATCAACTGTCTACGCAGCAACTCAACAAAGTGTTGCAACGATACTGATGAGTGAGCCATATCAACTAAGAATGGCTCTAGTTCGCGCTCGTGTGTTCGAGGAAATGAAAGGGTTGTCAGGTCAGGTTAAAGCTGACATGGCTCGCATTCTTACGGATGGTATCGCGAGAGGTTTAAACCCTCGTGAAGTAGCGAGAAACCTAACCAATCAAGCTGGCATTGAAACTCGCCGAGCTAAGCGGATAGCAAGGACAGAGATACCAAGCGCATTGCGTAGGGCACGATTAGATGAAGCTGACGAAGCCAAGGAAATGCTTAACCTTGAAACTCGTGAGATTCATATTTCAGCACTAAGCCCAACAACAAGAGCTAATCATGCCGCTAGGCACGGGAAGATGTTTACGTCTGATGAACAGCGTGATTGGTGGGCTCGTGATGCTAATTCAATTAACTGTAAATGCTCAACTGTAACCGTTCTTGTTGATAAAGACGGCAAGCCTTACAACAAGACTCTCATCAATAAACTGTTAGAGGAAAAAGAAGCCATGAAAGAACGTGGTTATCAATGGGCGGAGGAATAACTGATGCCAATTCAAGTAAACGTCACGACCAAGGTTAATAGCGCCTCTATTCGGCGTGAAACATACAACGGTCGTGAACACATTATTATCCCAAGTTATACGCTTCCAGCAAACGTCATTATGAATGGTGGATTATATCCAGCAAGTGAGATTGACGCCCATTACCGAGAGTTAGAAGGCACTCCTGCGCCATTAGGCCACCCTACGCTTGATGGTCAGTTTGTATCAGCGCTTTCTTTCGAGGGTCTTAATGTTGGGTATATCGGCGCAGCAAACAGAAATGTTTCCAAGGTCGGTAATCGCATCTATTTAGAAAAGTGGATAGATGTAGATAAGGCTAAAGAGTCAGAAGGCGGTAAAGAAGTTCTTCAGCGCGTCGAAGCGATTGAAAGTGGTGAAAGTTCAGAGCCAATTCATACGAGCGTTGCTGTTTTTCTTGAGCAGATCGAAGCAAACGAAGAACAGAAAGCGCAGGGTTATAACTGGATTGCAAAGATACACAGCATGGATCATGACGCAATTCTGCTTTATGAGTCAGGCGCAGCAACACCAGCTCAAGGTGTCGGAATGATGGTTAATGCTGACCAAGCCACAGAGGTTAAAACTAACAGTGGCGCTCTAGTTGGTGAAACTTATCGTGAAAAATCACATCGCCTTGAAATGGCCGCAAAGAAACAGTTCGTTGCTGGTGATGGTTACGTGTGGGTATCGGACTTTACAGACACTCATGCAGTAATCGTTATCGATGGAGGTAATGCAAAACTACATTCCTACACAAATGAAAATGGCAACATCACCTTTGATGCGCAAGGCGAAGAAGTTGAGCGTCAAGAGTCGTGGGTGAAGGTTGTAACAAACAAACTTAAATCAGCTTTCAGTAAACCGCAGGCAAGCCCTGCAATCAATAACAGCACGGAGGGCGACATGCCTTTAACTCAAGAAGAAAAAACAGAGCTTTATTCAGAAATCGGTAATCAAATTGCTGCGAACGTAACAAAAGCATTGGAAGGTATCACGTCAAAAATTGATACGCTGCAAGCCAATCAAGATCAGTTAAAAGAAACTTTAACCGTAAATCAACGCGCAGAAGAAGCAGAAATGCGTAAAGCAGTTGCCGAAAAATACGGTGAAGTGGTGGCTAACTCACTGCAAGGTCAAGCACTGATCGACATGCATAAACAAATTGGTGACGCAGCAAGTTTGGCCGGCAACTCAGGCGCACAGCAAGAGCAAACTGGCGCACCAGATCCAGCAGCATACTTTGGAGGTGCTAAATAATGGCTACTAGTCGCTATCGCCGTGTAAACATTGACGGTAAATCAATCACAGAAACTCGCGCAGCAAAAGCAGTTACACTTCCGGGCACTTTTGTTGTTATTAACGCAGACAATGAGTTCGCTCAAGCCACCGCATTATCCGGTCGCATTTATGTAACCAATCCAGCATATCACCAAGGGCTATCTATTCGTGATGGCGTTCCTATTGGTGATTCTCTAGTTGGTGAGTATGTAGAAGAAGGTCGAGAGTTGGCTGTATTAGTTCCTGCTGGCACTTATAAAAAAGACTCTCCGATCAAACTTGGTGCTGATGGTAAAGGCGCTCTTGCATCCGCTGATACGGAATCAGTAATTGGCTACTCTCAGGATGAAGTGACGCTAAAAGCTGATGATTTCATTCGTGTTCGCTTTCGTGTTGGCACTGTGGCTACTGCAACTACTGATCAATAAAAAGGAAAAAACATGTTTTATACTGCTGAAACTTTAGCAACAAATAGCCGACTGCAACGTCAGTGGGATAGCCTATGGGCTACACGTAATATCTATAACACGCAACATAACCTGATGATAAACCAGTATCGGAATGTTATGGATGGTGAGACTTTAGCGGCAAACCAGTCAGGCGGTTTCTCTAAGGACTTTTGGAAAGAAGTAGATAACAATATTATTCAGTTGCGCGACCAAGAAACAGGCATGGAAATCGTCAATGATTTAATGGGCCTGCAAACAGTGTTACCAATTGGCAAAACAGCGAAACTGTATAACGTGGTTGGCGATATTGCTGATGACGTATCAATCAGCATCGATGGTCAAGCGCCATACTCTCATGATCACACCGATTATGGTTCTGATGGTGACCCAATCCCAGTATTTACCGCTGGCTTTGGTGTTAACTGGCGCCATGCGGCGGGGTTAAGCACAGTTGGTATTGATCTTGTTCTTGATTCTCAAACTGCAAAAATGCGTCAATTCAATAAGAAAGTAGTTAACTACTTCTTAAATGGTGATGCATCTATTAGTGTTGAGGGATACAAAGGCCAAGGCCTGAAAAATCACCGCAACACAGCGAAAATCGACTTAGGAGCTTCTGGTGCTAATATCGATTTAACCACAGCCGACTTGCCTGCATTGTTAGCGTTCTTTGGTTTTAGTGGTGCGTTCGGTCAGACTGCATTCAACAACAAAGTGGATGCTTACGATGTAATGTGGGTGAGTTACGAAGCATGGGGTAACTTAATTAAGCCTGTGGTTGTTTCTGTCGGTGCTGGTGCTGGTAATAGCGTGGTAAATGGTCGCATTATCGACACATTACTACCGTATGCTGGCGTGAAAGAAATTCGCCCTACTTATGCGCTTAAAGGCTCTGAGTTTATCGCTTATCAACGCCGTAAAGATGTAGTGACACCGTTAGTTGGTATGGCAACAGGTGTTGTTCCTAAACCTCGCTTTATGCCACAGGAAAACTACAACTTCCAAATCATGAGCGCAGCAGGTCTGCAAATTACTCGTGACGGTGACGGCAAGTCTGGTGTGGTTTACGGTGCCAAACTGAGCTAAGGATCTGCAATGACAAAGTACGAGGTTATTATCCCTTGGCATGGTGTCGAAAAGGGTCAGGTGGTTGAGTTAGAAAATCTTCACCCAGCCTTTAAGGCTAATGTTAGAGCATTATCTAATGATGCCGCTGAATTGGTTCCAGCCACACCAAAAGCCAAGTCTAAAAAATACAAAGACGAATAGCCGCGAAAGCGGTTTTTTTATGCCCTCGAAAGGGGGCTTTGCTTTGTGAGGTAATCATGATCACAAAAGAGCAAGCCAAAGAGTACCTGGCAGGGCAGGGAATAGAATTACCTGATTTTATTCTTGATGCACTTATTGAGCAGGTAGGCAGTATTCAGGAATGTCTTGATAAACACTATCCATCAGCAACCGCACTATTAATCCAGATGTATCTGCTTTCACTTATGGCACTTGGTCAAGGTGATAAGTATATCAGCTCACAAACAGCACCTAACGGCGCATCACGCTCATTTCGATATCAATCGTTTGGTGATAGATGGAAGGCGGCTGCATCACTCTTGCGTGGCTTGGATAAGTACGGTTGTGCAAATGATTTAATACCAGCCGATCCAACTCAAACTGCTCACGCTGGTTTGTGGATAGCGAAAGGTGGCTGTATGTGTAGGGGGGTGTAATGAGTTCAGTTGCGAATTGGGCTTACACCTCATGGGCTACTTTATGGAACCCGAACGGAAAAGATAAATACGGCAAAGTTACATTCTCAGAACCGGTTCATTTTCTTTGTGGTTATGGTAGTGAGCTTAAATCTGGAAAGTTGGATGTTGGCTCTGAAATCACCATTAAGTTGGTTTTCTGGACTGAGTATGCTGATGCTAAAAAAGGTGACTTTATCGCTATCGGCAAGCACTCAGGCGATCCGTTATCTGTCGGTGCTGATGAAATAAAATTCATCAAACGCGATGAAGACCTATTTGAGCATATTGCAGATGACTACACTCTGATAACGGCGGTGTGATATGGGGGCAAAAGTAAGGGGTATTTCTCAGGCTAACGCAAACCTTAGAGCGCTTGTTGGTGATATACAGGGCAAGAAAGTGATGAGAGCTATTCAGTCTGCTTTGTTGATTGGTAGTGCTCAGGCGGCTATATACACACCTATTGATACATCAACACTTATCAACTCCCAATTCAGGGAAGTCACTGTTAATGGCACTCGCGTTACTGGTCGTGTCGGATATACAGCAAACTACGCGGTTTATGTTCATGATCCAAGAATTAAGCAAAACTTTAGGCGTTCAAGTGCTCGTAAAGAGTTCTTATCTCGTGGTTTTGAAGATGAACGCAAGGCTATTGATGACGCGGTGAGACGGGAGCTTCAAATATGATACACGAGAAGTTTGAGCGCTACTTAAACAGAGGTAATTTACTCGATGGTTTCATCGTTCAATATCTGACGTGGAATGAGCAACCAGACGAAAAGACTCAGCAATATGCTGTTATTCAGCCTGATGATGGTAGCGGACGATTTGCTGATTTGGGTGCTGATGATTTCGTGACGCTTGTTCTAGTATCTGCGCAGTATGATCCTGAACCTGCACTGATAAGAGCTAATGAAATTCTAAACTTTATTGCTGAATTCCCTGATGATTGCGAACTCAATTCAATCTACAACTTAGGCGGTATACCAAGACCCATACCGACAGAAGAAGGTCGGTTTATCCTCAAGCTTTCTTTCCGCTGTACATCTTAAATTAAACACATCTCAACAGGTCACTTCGGTGGCCTTTTTTATTTGCAAATAAAGAGGTTATAACATGTCACAATGTCCTGACAAAAAAGGGTTGGTAATGGGTAATGCGGGAATTATCCGTATTGCAAAAGGATGCCCTGACCAAGTACCAGCACAAGATCAGTTCTTACGTTTAGGTGCGTTAACAAGCAAGTCATTCGATTTTGGTATGGAGACGGTAACGTCTAATGCTGATGATATCAAAGGGTTAACAGAATCAATCGTCACTGGTGCTGATTTCACCATTAGTTTCGATGGTGAATTGAAAAAAGCTGGTGTAACAGGCTCTACTTCTGCTTTCGATATTGCAAAAGAAATTCTTGATGAAATCAAAGCTGGTCGCCAACCAGATTATTGGATTCAACTTGATATGAAAGGTGATGGTTCTGATGTTGTTCAGGGCTATATGTTATTCACATCATGGTCAATGGAATTTCCAACAAAAGAAATCTCTACCTATTCAGGTGAATTGAAAGTTGCTGATGCAGAAACGGTTGAATGGCTACAAGAAGAAATCGTTGTTGAAAGTATTGCCGTCGAGCCGGCAACTCTGTCTGTAAAAGTCGGCGAAACCAAGACATTTACCGTCAAATTTACCCCAACCGATGCGACGAACAAAAACTACACTGCCGTAAGCGATAAGCCGAACTTTGCAACAGTTACCCAGATTGTGAATGTGGTCACTGTGCGTGGTGTTGCCGAAGGTACTGCAAATATCACTGTCACATCTGAAGATGGCAGTAAAACAGCAAAATGCGTGGTCACTGTTACCGCTGCTTAATATTACAAAGGGTGCTTTCGAGTGCCCTTGATAATATTCAGGAGGGATTATGACACCTATTTTAGAAATCGGGGAGATGGTTATCTCTACTGATAAAAAGGATTACTTATTTAGACCATCGTTCATCAATATCACAAAAATTGGTGAGCCTAAACAGATTGTGAAAGCCTACGGTCAATTAAATGGCGCTGAGGTGCAAGAGCTAATTGCACGCGCCGTAATGAGCTACAGGGTTATTCCTGAATGGTTAATAAAAGCCATTAGTAAGCCGACATACGGACGCAATATCCTACAAATTGCAATGATGGTTATGCAGGCGTGCTGTGATGATGATTGTTCAGAAATCATTGGCGAATGGAAATCCGGTAAACGCGGTATTGTCTATAAAAACGGCAAGATGCCAATCGCTGACATTATCGTTATTGCTCGAGAATTATTTACTCACGGAATTATCGGTAAAGCGAAGATCCGTAAACTTCAACGTAACGAAGGCAAAAACGAATTCTCAGATGAGTTTATGGCAATTGACTACATCAGCTCTGCTCGTGCGCACTTTGGTATGAATCGAGAGGAAGCCGAGCAGCTAACCATGACTGAATTCCAGATGATGCTCAAAGCTAAATATCCTGACGAGAAAGGATTCACTAAAGAAGAATACGATAACATCATGAAGCAAGATGATAAACGCAATAATGAGCTTATCAGTGGTAAGCGTCGGTTGGTGAGTAGGAAGAGAAAGTAAACAAGGGTATCAGTGCCCTTGTTTTATTTTGATTTAGATTTATACCTATCGATTCGGTGATACCTTGCGACGTTACTTATCTTGGTTTTTATTTTTTAATTCAATAAGACGCATTCTGATGGCATCTTCAGCTTGCTCTATGTTTTAATTATCCAAAAACGGATGATTATGTTTCTAAAGAGTTTTACAAAAAAGTTGTAAAACTTATCTTGTGTAATTTATTGATATAGTTTGATTATAGCGAATCGCGAGAATTGATAGCCCGTCCTTGGGCGTTATGTTTACTTGATTAATACAGGATGTTTTCCGTTTAAGCTTTCCTGTAACCGAATAAGTATTGAATATCCATCTTGGAGTCGGTCACGCAATCTGTAAGCAATCGGAGAATCGACACTGCATAATGCTGGATATAATTCAACTTTCCATGCGGTGTATATGGCTTCGTAATGTTTAGCTAGCACATTTATGTGGTGAGCATCCATATCACGATTAGCTCTCTCTTGAGTAACTTCTCGCGGGGTTTCTTTTGGAATGTATTCACCTTCAAGTACAAACTTGTGAATATACTCAACCGCATCGGGTATCTGATCTGCTGTTAATTCTTCAATGCTACTAACATTGAATTTCTGGTGAACAAGAGAATAGGCTTCTGGGTACATAATGCCTTTCTTGCTAACCAATAGATTAACAGCATTTTTTAATGGGTTGCGTTCTTGAACAGTTGATTTGTGTTTTTTCTTAACTTCACCAGTAGTCCAATATTCATAAAGTACGTCGTCACATTCTTCTTGGTACTTGATTACTTTATCGCGGATCTCTGGTTTTACTTTGTTAGGCATAATTGAATATAACCAGCCAGTTAGTTTATGCATGGCTAGGCAAATCATTGATTGCTCACCACCTTTTGAAGGTATTGTGATTTCCACAATACCTTTGCTAAAGCGTTTTTTTAGTTTGGTAAACTGTGAAGCCCAATCTAATCCCATATCTTCAATAATAGGCTTCATAGGAACGTAAGGATTACCGTCACGGTTTACGATACATAAATTTGCACCGTGGAATGGCACATTAATAGTTGATATACTTGTCATGCTAGTTACCTCGTTAGTTTCTGGCAAATTAGAAGCCTCGACTGTTACCGCAGTTGGGGCTTCGCTGTTTTTACTCATTAATTAACTTATCTTGCTTTAATGTTCTCTTTACTCTGCTAACTATCTCTTTGCTATATGATCTGTCGCTTTCATTAGCGAGCTTCCTTAGTAATAACTCTATTTCCTGAGGAAACCGTACAGAAGAAGGTTTTAAAGATTTCATATCATCCTCTATTGTATGTGGTACGCATACATATTATTTAGGTACGCATTGATAGTCAATAGATACCTACTAATATATTCAAAAAGAGAGGTAGGTATGAGTGAACGAAAATATAAACACCCGCAAGTTAACTTGAGAATTCCATCTGAACTTAGAGATAAGATTGCTGAGTTAGCAGAGGCTAATGGCAGATCATCAAACCAAGAAATGACAATTGCTTTAGAGTCATGGGTTGAGGAAAATAAAAATATCGGCATTACATCAATCAGCGGATTAAATAGAAAGATTGAATCTCTGGAGATGGAAATAATTAAAATTAAAAAATCACTATCGATAGATTAACGCATAAACATTAGCAAATAGTATAACTATGAAAAATGAACTTAGTATCAGTACCATAAAAGATAGAGATGTATATAAGTCATCATCAGACAAGCTTTTGCTACTGATACCCAAGAGTAGATCTAAGAATCACCCGTTAGCAATGAAATATGCAAGTGTAATAGATTCTGTTCAAGTCTATATAGAGGAGCAACTATTCACTATATGCTATATCGACTTAACTAATCATAGAGATTGTGAAGTAGCTCAGAAGATAATAAATATTTCTAGTGGTTGGAAAGGTTTCTCTGCCGTATTTAAAGGAATGACTATTACTAGCTTTCATCTGTCATATCGTGTATTACCATGCATCAAAGAAGCATTATGCTGCACGAGTAAGAAAGCTCATTGCTCAAAGATGGCGACTGGCAACTCATACATAAGAGAGCATAGATATGTAGATTATCAGATATGTAATTTTGATTTATTACTGCCTTGTAAACTTGCTGATATGGGTTTCTATGAACCACATCTTGATGTTTCAATAAATGATCAGTATCAAGCTATGGCTGTGAGAATGGGGGTTAACTGGTGTCCGTTTTTCAATGCTGATGATATAAAAATAATAGATAGAGATCCTGTAATAAAAGGAGAAAACAGTAGTGCTCTAAGTTTGGATTTTAGTGGTGCAACAGCATTATTAAGCATTGATATATCTGATTTTAAAAAAAATGATGAGTGATTTATATTTATTAAAGTGGCGGTGGTGGAGGTGGTGATATGGAGATGCGAATAGTTAAATTAGAGCATAATGTCAGTGATATCAAAACTACTCTTGTTGATATAAAAGCCGACATAAATACAGCAAAATCAGATATCGCAACACTTAAAACTGATATGTCAGTCATTAAATCAAACTACGCTAAAAAAGAAGATGTAACTTCATCTGCAAACAAAATTATTCTATGGGTGGTTGGTGCGGTAGTTTTTTCTCAAATCATCCCTGCGATTCCAAAAATAATAGAGACTTTTGGTCATTTAGGTGGCTAATTTGCTCCCATTTGCACCACAAACAGCTAAACTAATAACAAATTAACTAACGAGGATGGTGTTGTGAGGAAAATATTAGTTACATCTATCGGAGTGCTTTCTTCCTTGTCTATTTTATTTAGTGCAAGCTCTATGGCTAAAGAAAATATAAAAATATCAGATGTTGCAAAAGCAGCTTGTGTTAATCATAAAGATAAAGAATCGTGTGAAGGTCTTATCATCGCATCAATGGGTCATGCTTTTGATCAGGGGAGAATTAGCATGGTTTGTGATTTAATGCGCGAATCTGGGGATAAAATACCAGAAGAGCAAAAAGATAGATGTGATGAAGCTAATGAAATGTTGCTAGATGTGCGAAGTGTAAAATATTAACCAGATATATTAACAACCTAAACCCTGCCATTCGGCGGGGTTTTTCATTTTAAGGATCCGATAAATGGCACAAGTAGGCGAAATTGTTTATCAAGTACAGATGGATGTTCAGCAACTACTTACATCTCAACGACAGCTAGAACAGCGATTAAATCGCATGGATGATAGCTTTAACAGAACGTCTCAGTCGGTAAATAACACTGAACGTTCAATGTTATCTTTATCCAAAGTTGCCGCATCACTTGCCGGTTATTTATCGGCTTCAATGGTTGCTAGTTACTCCGAAGCATGGACTGAGTTAAACAACAAATTATCTAACTCTGTTCGTGCAAGTGAGTCACTTATTGATGTTACTCAACGAGTATTTGATATCTCTCAAGCAACGCGATCTAGTCTTGATGCCACAGCAACACTCTACGCACGATTAGAACGAGGAACGAGAGAGTACAATACATCAGCAGAAGACTTAGCAAAATTAACATCCATCATTAACCAAGGTTTTATCGTATCTGGTGCTACTGCGCAGGAAGCAGAAAACGCCATTATTCAGCTATCGCAGGGTATCGCGTCTGGCGTTCTCCGTGGTGAGGAATTTAACTCAGTAGCAGAGCAGGGTAGCCGCTTGATGGTTGCGCTTGCTGACTCAATGGGTGTTGGTATTGGTCAGCTGCGCAAGATGGCTGCGGAAGGTAAACTAACTACAGATGTTGTTGTGAAAGGATTGCTTTCTCAAGGTGATGCGATCGGTAAAGAGTTCGCTAAAACTACTCGAACAATGTCACAGGCATTTCAAGAGGCAGGGAACAACTTAACCAAGTTTCTTGGTGAAAACACAACAATAAAGACATCTATTAACGTATTCAGTGATGCTGTTATCGCCGTCAGTAGGAATTTAGATGCCATGGCTGACGTTTTAACTTTTGCAGCTGGGGTTATAGGGTCTAGATTTCTTGCTGCACTATCTCTTGCTGGTGCTGCACAATTAAAGAAAGCAAAAGATACCATAACGGCTACTATAGCGACAAGAAACTCAGCCAAAGCAGAGGTAATTGCTGCAAAAGAGACGCTAACTAGGGTGCAGGCAGAAAAGGCATTTGCTTTAACGACTCAACAATCATTATCAGCTCAGCTTTCAGCCGCTCAGACTGAACAACAACGCTCAAGAATAAGAAATGAATTATCGGCAAATTCAGCAAGAATAGCAGCACTGACCAGACAGGAAACCCTAGAAACAAATAGATTAGCTGCGGCCCAAGCAAGAGTTGCATCAACAAGTATTACTATGGCTAGTGCAATGAAAGCTCTCAATATTGCCACGGCTCCTTTGGGTGGGCCTATGGGGGCACTAATGCTTGCTGGTGCCGCAATGTATTACTTCCATCAAAAAACGGAGCAGGCGAAGCAAGAGGCTCGAGATTTTGCTGATAGTGTCGATCAGTTAACAGCTAAATTAAAAGAGCTTTCATATCAAGAGATTGCTCGTGACGCTCAGGATGCTGCTGATAAGCAAAAAGTTCTAAATGCAGAAATGAAAGAGCAAGAAAAGCAACTAGCTAGGCTAGAAGCTCGATTAAATATGCAACAAGAAGCTCTTGGTGATAATCCTGAATTAATTGAAAGAAACACTATAAATATATTAAGAGAAAAAATAAAACTAGAAGGTGATCTAGCTGAAAACAAAAAACGCTCAGAATTAATAACTAAATATCTAACAGATGCACAAAATGAGTACGATAAAAAACTGAAGGAGGCTATTGATTTAAGCGTTAAAAGCGCAACAACTCTTGATATTGAAAAATCAGCATTAGGCAGACTCACCCAACAAATAAGAGATGCAACAGGCGCTAAAAGTGAATTTAATGCCACACAATTGGAAGTTAAATTATCAGAGAAGGCCTTGGATTTGCGTAAGACTTTAGAGAGAGAAATAAAGTTAGCAAATTCAAAAAGTGAGGTAGATAAGAGATTATTGCAAGTTCAATTTTATGCAGAAGATAATAATCTATCCAAAGAGGAGGTTTTGGTATTAAATCAGGTAGCAATTGCGGCCCAAGATGCCAAAGACGCCGCGGCTGAACGTAACAAAACGACCAAGGAATCAACCAAAGCCACAGATGCTGCTTATGAAGCACTAAAGCGCCAGAGAGAAGAAATTGAGCTTTTAAACAAAGGTTATAAAGACGGATCTCTTGAAATGGCTAAGTATGATGCAGTTAAAGCATTGGGTGATACTGCATCTCCTAAGCAGATTGAAAAAGCGGAGCAACTCGCAGAAGAAAAATACAACATTGAACGTAATTTAGCTGATAAGAAAGCAGCGCTTGAGCTTGATTTGGTTGCTAAGGCTAAAGAATCTCACGATAAGCAGTTGGCAGACTTAGAGCGAATAACAAAAGATGATGTATCTCTCACTGAACAAGCGGCAAGGCGCAAGGCTGAAATTGAAGCGGAATACCAACAAAAGATAGCCGAAATAAAGGCTAAAAAAGTTGTATCTCCTCAGGATGATCTCAAAGGGAAAGCAGACCCTATTCAAGCATTGGCTAACGAGCACGCTCAGAAACTTGCGCTTATAAAGGAGTATGAAAACCAAAAGGTTTTAACTGAGCAGCAAAGTTTGGAGTTAATGAATGCCGCCAACACTCAATATGAGCAAGCTAGAACTGATGCTATGTATGAGCTTTGGAGAAATCAATCATTAGGAAACGAAGCTGCCGCAGCTGCACTAGATGCATTCTCTGGTAGCGCATCAAATGCACTTACGGGAATAATTACCGGCTCAATGGAGGCTTCTGACGCATTAAGATCAATTGGTAATACAGTTTTGAATAGCCTAATTAACACCTTTGTTCAGGCTGGAATTGAACAAGCTAAAGCCGCTTGGTTTGGCGCAGCTGCGCAACAAGGAGCTATCGCAGCAACAACGGCGGTGCAAACGGCGGCTATCGGAACGCAAACGGCAGTGAGCACGGCAGCAGCTGCCACAACAACGGCCGCTTGGACACCTGCGGCAATTATGGCATCAATCGCGTCAATGGGGACAGCTGCGAAAATAGGTTTAGCCGCAATCGCTGTGCTTGGTGTTGGTGCAATTGCAGGAGCCCGTAAAAATGGTGGCCCTGTTGATGCTGGTTCAATGTATCGAGTTGGTGAAGGTGGTAAACCTGAGATATTCAAGGCTAATAACGGTCGCCAATACATGATCCCCGGTGACAATGGAAAGGTTATTTCCAATAAAGATATGCAGGGTGGCGGTATGAATGTGAATGTTGTTTTTAATGACTATTCATCTGGTGGCCACAAGTTTGATGCGCAGACATCACAAGATGGAAATACGCTAACTATTCAGGCATTCATTATGGATATGGATAACAAAGGCCCTATGCTTCAATCCATCACAAGAAACACATCGGCAACAGCGAGAGCAAGAGGTTGATATATGGTTATTGATTACCCTGACTGGCTTCCTCTAGCGCAGAAAGCCGATAAAAGCATGACGCTAGACACTGGCTTCTTGACAGATCAACCACAGGTAGGCGCACCTATATTTCAGAAGTTAACTGATGATTTAAAAACTGTATGGAGTGTGAATTGGATATTTACACTTCAACAAGAGCGTGCATTTGCGCAGTGGTTGCGAAGTCCCAACTATCTTGATAATTGCAATCGCTGGTTCAGGATGAAAATTAATCTTGGTGGTAGTGGACTGCAGGAGCAGGAATTACATTTTGTTTCCTATCCAGTGCAAACCAGTATTAATGGATCTTCTGTAACATGGACTGGTCAAGTCATTAGTAAGAAACTTTATAATTCAGATGATGAATTCGACGATATTATCGTTGAGTTTCCGCCATCATTTGGAAGTTGGCTTGATATTATCGTCACTGAGACTCTACCAAAGTATAAGGAGTTGTAATGCCTACACTAAGAGAGTATCGGGCACAAAGGCCAAATAGAATACTTTATGAGACACTGCAATTTAGTCACCCATCATTTGGCGATATTTATCTCGTGTCTTATCAGGTGTTCCCAAAGGTTCTAGGTGGGGTTGAATATCAGCCGTGTAATTTCGAACTATCGGACAGCCAGCAAAGCAGAACGCCCATCATTGACGCCAGTGTTAAATTCAGCCGTGTCGCACAAGACTTCAAGCAGAAACTTAAACTATGGAAATCATTCAATAGGATGACACCCATAGAGGCTACCTATCGCTTATTTGATGAGAAAGACAAAGGAACAGCAATTACTCGATGGAAATTATTTGTGAAAGATGTGTCGATGGATCATGAAAGTGTCACTGTCACGCTATCTATGAGTAACCCATTGAATAAAAACATTGGACGCATTTATGAACCGCAAGAATGGCCGGGCTTGGAGGCTGTATGACAACTCAAGATTTCATCAATAAGGTAATCGGTAAACCATGGGAAAATAGGTCTTGCACATTTGATGCTATGGACTGTTGGGGGCTCGTCGTTCTTTATTATCGACACGTTCTAGGTATTGAGATCCACCATGACGCAGGCTATGAGTCTGAAACTAATTTTGTGACTTGCTATAAAAATGAAGTTGAGTTTTGGGAGAAAGTAAATCAACCAGAAAATAACGGAATATTTATAGGCTACATAGGCTCAAAACCCGCTCACATTGGCTTGATTATCGATGGTAACGCATTACATAGTCGAGGTGAAAACGGCTCTGTGAGAATGGATAGGTTGATTGTTCTTGAGAGAAAGTTCACTAAGTTGGAGTTTATGAAATATGCCAATAATTGAAATTCAGCGTGTTGCTGGAGTGCCGAAAGAGAGAGTCGAGATAAAAGCCGGCTCTCTTTTTTTTGATTGGTTAAAAGAGCAAAACTTTCATCATGACGTTGATATCTATGTTAACGGCGTAAAACTTAACGATGATGATCACCTTGACTTTATTATTAGTGAATTTCATCACATTCAAATATTTGATCAACCGAAAGGGATTATTGGCGACATTCTTAATCCAGTATTTAAGTTTGTTTCTAAGATATTTTCATTCTTAGCGCCCAAAGCGCCCTCATTTAGTGCTGCTGATGTAAATGCAAAGGAAAGCCCTAACAACCGTTTAACTGGTCAAACTAATATAGCAAGAACATATCAGGCTAGACCTGAAATTCACGGACAAGTTAGAGCCTTTCCCGATCTCATTCAGCAATCAATGTTTGAATACATCGATAATAAAAAGATGGTCACGGAGTGGATGAACTTTGGTATCGGTTATTACACGATTGAGAACGTAAAATATTCAGAGTCTGAGCTGATCGCCCTTGATGGTGCCAGTTATCAGATATTCCAACCAGGTGAAGTGATCCCACAGATATTCGAGGGGTTTGAGTTCCCTGATGTTGACGGACAAGAAATACCGGGCCCGAATGAAAGTGACGAAATTCCACAATATGAGGCTACTGCTAACAATGTTATTTCTGGTGAAATTAAAGGTGGTGAGGCAGCCATAAAGATAGAGAAACAAGATGAGTTTCGATATTTTATGGATATCGTAAAGCCTAGATCAGTAAGCCTTGTTGTTAATGTGACTTATGATACTCCGCAGGGTTCGGTTACAAAGGATATTAAGGTTGATGCTTATCTATCTGATGCGAAAGAAAGTGATGATGGCGCTATTATTTCACCAAAATATTACTATGAATTCTTTTTCACTAATTTAACCGGTGGTGATTTGGCAACTCTACCGCCTAATGCAATAGTCAACACATCAAAGTTTATTCTCTATGACAACCAATTCCTGACAGTAGGGCCTTTCTTTTCACCGCTTGATGGTGGTGAATTATGGGTGCATTTAAACGCACAGCTTGGTGATGGTGATTGGGCTAGCGCAAGAATTGAATTCTGGAAGATTGATGATAATAACAATGAGATATCAGGAACAAGGGAGGCGTTTGATAGAGGATTTCCATCCGCACCAAAGACAAAAACATACTATCTAACGGAAAAGTTCAAGCCGTTGGCTGGATATGGAAGGTATGCGCTTCAATTAACTCGATTAGAAAACAGTAATGATCACAGTATTCTTAAGCTAGAGGAGGTCTTTATTGTTAGAGAGAGGATTAACGAAGTACATGAAGAAGATACTCTTGTTAAAGTAACAGTGAGGGCAACAGAAGCACCAACAGGAGCAAGGGAGCGTAAATATAACGCACTAGCCACACGTCATGTTATTAGTTACGACATGAATAGCCGTAGCGTTGATTATACATTAAGACCATCACGATCATTTGCTGATGCGGTCGCTCACACTTGGCTAGTTACCGCAGGACAGCCAGAAAGCACCATAGATTTATATGGTTTGTATTCAATCTATGAATCACTTCCAGATAAGCGCTTAGGATATTTTGATTACACGTTTGATGATGAGGATGTGTCGCTGGGTCAGCGTATAGAAACGATATGCAACGTTGCTCGTGTTATTTCATTTTGGGATAACGGCGTACTTACATTTACTCGTGAGGAGGAAAAGCAATATCCATCTGGCACTTTTAATAGAGCAAACACGACGGGAAATGGATTTTCACTTTCTTATGATATGACGATGCCGAGCGGTAATGATGGTGTTGAAATTGAATACGTAAACCCTAAAACAAACAAAAAAACCTACCTTAAATATCGTATTGAAGATAACAAAATAGTTAACAAGCCAGCTAAAAATCCTAACAAAATAACCATCCACGGATGTCGCAATGAGTATCAGGCGATAGATAGGGCGCTGTTGGAAATGGATAGGTTAATACATCAGCGTATGAGTATCAGTGTGCAAACTCTCGCAGATGGCGATTATGTTTATCCAGGAGACTTAATTATTATTGCTGACACATACGATAAAAATCAGCAAGCAGGTTATATAGTTGAGAGGATAGGAAATCAATTTTCAACAAATGAAAAAGTTGTCTTTGATGGTGAGATGTTTGTTTGTGTTACCGATCATCTAGGTAATACAACGGAAAGATTTAAAGCCACACCGAGAAGCGATACAGCTTACGGGTTTATCGCTGATGTACCTGATATCCAGATAAACATCTATGACGGTATGAGTGTTCAATCTCCGTCACGTTACGTTATATCCAATATCGTTGAAATGGATTCAATGAGATGGATTGTAAGCGACAAAAAGCCTAATGCAGACGGAACTTTCAGCATTACAGCAAGTGAGTATTTTTCTGCAAAGAAAGATTACAACGTTTAATTAAATTCATTTCAATCATAGCCAGCCTAAGTGCTGGCTTTTTTATTGGGAAAAATTATGTCTACAATTCCAACACAAAATCCAGTTCCAAGCGAAGCGGCGAAAGACCTGAAATTTAACTCAGGTAAAATTGACGAGTTCGTTACGTCAATGAAAAACAAATATATCGATAGATTCGGGCAAGAGCATTTTACAATCGAAGGGTTGCGCTGGGTTGCTCAACAAGCAATATCTCAATTCGGCTACATCACATTAGACTCATTCCAAAAAGGTGCAGAAATAACACTGCCAAATCAAGTTTTGCGTGATGAAACAACGGGAGAATATTACCGTTGGGACGGTGTGTTACCAAAGCCTGTTCCTGTTGATTCAACTCCTGACAGTTCTGGTGGTGTTGGTGTTGGTAGATGGTTGAGCATAGGGAGTGCATCATTAAGGGCTGACCTAGCCACAGATAATGGAGTTGATTTAGTTGGTGGTGCGGTAAAGCAGAGAGAGCTATCTTCGGCATCCGGTTCATGTTTAGTTGGTATTAATGAATATGAGACACTATGCGATAGATTAAAACAGACATTTAATGCTGCAGAATATGGATTATCTGATGGAGGAACTACTGAACAATGCACAAGAGCCTTACAAAGATTATCATCAGCAGTGAAGAAAAAGGGTGGTGGGTTAATAATCATACCACCTGGTCGTTACACTGTCGGCATACAACACAGGAATACTCCGGCTGAATATGATCCAGATAACACAAGGGCGTATGGTGTTGAAAATATTTTAGATTTAAGAGGTTTAAATAAAGATGTTGTGATTTTTAGCGTCGGTGCTGAATTTGTTTTAGCAGACGGTTTACGGTTTGGTGCATTTGATCCTGAAACGGGAGACCCACGTCCATATTCGCCAACCAGTAATGATTTGAGTACCAGAGCTGATACAGGTTTTATATTTAACATTGTAGAAAGCCCACTTTGTAATATTAGAATTATTGGCGGTAAATTTGATGGAAATATGTCAAATCTCATTTTAGGCGGGCAATGGGGTGATGTTGGTCGCCAATGCGATGGGTACGGCATAAGAGTCCGTAATTACAAATCACTCTACATTGAGGGTGTGACGATAGATAAAATGCCACTTGATGGACTTTATACTGGTGATGGATGGTACGCAAGCGAGTTTAAGGATCCCAAAACAACAATTATTCAAGGAGTCAAAATATTTGGATGTGGTAGGGATAATTGGTCGATAACAGGTAATGGTCATTATTATGCTGTTGGTTGCGATATATCTCACGCTGCTATGTTCGAGGTTAGCTCAAATCCGGCATCTGGCATCAACATAGAAACAGAAGCCGGAAGGGTTTATCAGGTTGTTTTAGAAAATTGTGTACTATCTAATTGCAGAGATGCAAACTTCTTAACAACATCAAGAAATATAAATGGTGTTTATATAAATAACTCACTTATTTACCATGATGAACAATATTTTGACAAAGGCACCGTTGCAGGTGTTTGGATGCGAGGTTCTCCTGTAAATGTAAATAATACAACATTAAGGAACTCAAGAATATTGAATCAAATTGGGGGGAGAGGGAGTTCTGAGTCATCATCAAATACACCATTGGTCAAAAACTGCTATATAACCAATATTAATATAGATGGGAGTGTGCCGACTAAATATACAGCTCTTTTAAACTCTGATAGAAACCATATTCATGTGGATGATTGTGTTGTTGAAGTGGTTAATCCAATAACAGGAAGGTATTACTTACAGTTGGATGGAGTATCAATAAATAAATTAAAAGTTTTTATAAAAGGGAAAGTGGTAGAGGATCAAAGCTATAGTGGAATCCTAGGGTTTATAAGAAACAGCAAACTAATTAATAGTAGCATCTTTGCATTTATTAAAGATGGTAGTAAACGTTTCGGGATTGATTTATCAGGAACTTACGACTTAAGTAATACTCTGTTCATTACTAACCGCGTTAACATCCCAACTCCAAGTATATTTAAGCATGGTGAGGTATTTATCCCTATTAATTCAAACGTTGAACTTCCGTCTAATATCACAGTATATCAAGGCCAAAAAATAAATTTTCTGGATGGTGTTATTAAGGTAGTAACTGTGAGTGGTTGTAATTCTGACTTTTCCCATACTGGATCTTGCAGTAACGGTAGATTTGATGGATTAGTTAATAATCCATTCAGGGTTGGAGATATAATTACAGTTAATGCCTCTGTTGTTGGATTCATAACTGACTCAGGTACAAATTGGGTGGAAACAACAACAAACATCAGTATGTCAAACGCAGTGTTAAGATATCAAAAGCCAGCATTTTAGCTTTCCTTCAAATACTGCACCGATTTTCCATCAGGAAACGCCTTACTTCTCTCACGATAAAACGCTAATCGTTCATTAAAGTATGCTCTCAAATGTGCTGGTTGTTGTCGTTCAACTTTGGATGCAACAACTGGCATATTGAGTCGCTCTTTATAGGCGACACCACTTGCGGCTAAATCGACATTAATCTTGTCTTTTTCTTCTTGAGTTAGGTTTGCTAAGTTCATAATGGATCCGGTTAGTTTTTGGAGAGTATAGCAGGGTGTGGAATTAAAAAATCAGAGGTGGTATAAAAGTATCACCTTTCTCACAGGTTCGATCTCCAAATCAATTTCATTTTCCCTAATTGGGTAAAATAATGGGTAAAATATTTAAATTTTCGTAATTTATTACTATAAATCAACGAAATAATCATTACTTGTGGAGTCTGTAGGGAACGCCAGTTATAACAACCTATCATTTTACCCACTGCTTATTCTCGCTATAAAGAATAGGTTATTTATTAACAATACCCAATGATAGTCTGGTGATTTAATAAACCCTTATCAAAAATAATAGCCTTTATTGTCGATAAATTGGCCTAAATTCATATTTCACTGTCTGTATCACAAAAGTAAATCAAATCTATATTCGGTAGCTTATATCACCTGTTATGGGCAGGAGAACTTAAATGATACTTTGGCTGATCTCTTTTGGCTTAATTTCAGGTATTACTACATGGCTATTTGGTTTTGGCGGTGGTTTTGTTACTGTGCCCCTACTCTATACTCTCATTCTTACGCTTTGGGCTGGTGATAGCTTAGCGGGTGAACATGCTATGCAAATTGCTGTGGCTACCTCTGCACTCATTATGCTGTTTTCCGCTATTATTACGACACTAAAACACCATAAGGCTAAAAAAATAGATTGGAAATTAATTATGATCTTATTTTGGGGGATTGCATTTGGTGGGATCTTCGGTGCCTTACTTGCCTCAACCGTCCAAGGTGAATGGATCCGATGGATTTTTATTGGCTATCTATTCCTTACTATCTTAGATTGCTATTTTCGCCCCGGATTTATGGCGCCACGCAAAGAAATACAAACAGTAACCAATAAAAAAGAGGCATTGACTGGCACTATTATTGGCATTGTTGCAGCTTTTTTAGGTGTAGGTGGAAGTGTCATGACCGTACCTTTATTACGCCGTAGAGGTATGTCGATGACTCAATCGGCTGCAATGGCAAACACATTGACATTCCCTTTAGCATTAACGGCAACACTCACTTATATCTTATTATCTTTCACTACCCCGTTAGGGGATAGCGCTGGATTTGTTGGCTATATTTGGATAAAAGCAGCCTTTATTCTCATTTGTAGTACATGGGTAGGATTAAAAATAGCTGAACGTTTTTTATCACGTATACCAGATAAATGGCATGCGAGAGTTTATCCGCTGTTATTGATATTAGTGTTAGTCGTTATGCTGAACTAA